CCTGTGGCATAGCGTCCTTGGACGTAATTGCAAGTCGCGCACGCGCACCGATGTGCTCAACGAGTTTCCCTGGCAGGCTTAGGCCAGTTAGTACTGCGCCGCCAATTGCGCCAATTGGGCTTTCGTTAATAGCTTCCGCAACAGGTGCAACGCCAGGAATTCCGGCCGTGAACTTGATGGTCTCGCCCATTCCGGTCTGCACGGCAGATCCGAAATTAGCTGCAATTCGATCCTGGTACGACGCGTTAGGGTCAATCTTCGGCTCCTTAGGTGCGCCGATATCTACCCCTACACGGAACGAATTATCCGGCCCTGCTGGGGCCGCAACCTGGGACTGACTGTGCCGGTACTCGTATGGCATTATCTGCCTCGCTGCTTAATGGTTGTGTTAATCTTTACGTTTGATGGGTTAACGTACCCAGGAGAAGTGTTCACCTTAGGTGGCTTAATGGTTGTTGACTCAGCTATCGATGTAGGGCCTGCGCTGCCGAAGTTCCTAAACGCGTTATTCGTAAAGCTAGTCGGGCTTACGCCAGGCGGAGTTGTAGGAGTAGGAGTTGGGGTCTGGCCCTTATTTTTCTCTTCGTGAGCCTTAGCTCCAGCAGTTGCGGTGACTCCGTATCTGCCAAGGTACTTACTTTCGCCACCCGCTGCGTAAGCACTGTTAACTCCCCTAAGGAATCCAGCAGGGTCAAAGCCTGTGGGCAGAAGGCCAAACCCGCCACCGCTGTCCATCTTGTGTTGAGGGAATGCGGCATTGAATGCGTCCACGAAAGGTTTTGACGTTTTAAGCGTGTTAACCAAAAGAGTAGTGTTTGACCCCTGATACAGAGGTGGGAACTTAGCAAGAACAGCAGCCGATAGATCTACGCCAGCGACGGTGTCTCTACCTGCCGCCTTGGCAATTGCCTTTGCCTCCTCCATAATTCCCTTAGTATCTGCAAATGCATCCGAAATAATCTTTCGCTGTGTAGACCCTGTGCTCAGCGAGCCAGTATGGTACGTTGAGTACTCATCGAGGTTTGCTGCGTCCGGAACATTCCACACTGAGTTCTCGTTTGACCTGAGCCACATGCCCTCAATGAACTGTCCGTTTCGCACGCTCTCACTAGGGTCCATACCCTCAGTAATTCGCATTCCAAACGTTCCGTTCCCGAGGTCCTGAAGTCCGTCAGTTGGTACGCCAGCCTTCTCGAGATACTCTGTCCATACTCGTAGAGGCACCTGCCGGGTCTGATCAAGAGTGCTTCCATCTTCCATCTTGAACTTGCCCTTGATGGTAACCATGTAGTTGCCATTGCCAAACTCATCAGAGTTTTCGGTGTTGCCTGGTGTCTTGTAGATAGCTACCTTAAACCCGGAAGCTGGCCACTCGGCACCCTCGGCGCCTTCGGCGTCCATCACCATCTTTGCTGGTTGCGCATATGCAGTAACGACCTTGCCCTTATACATTGTGTAGTAAGGAACAGCCTGGGTTGCTCCGCCACCCTTGAATGGGTTGTCGGTAACCTCGACCATGCCGTTTGGACGGACGACCATAACGTCTCCCATCGAGATGCGAGACTGATTGTAGACTGCGTTGAGAGCGGCGTTCACCACGCTAACGCCATCTACGCCGCCGCCGGTGCTCTTGTTGGGCATGTACAGGTTCTGGGCAGACTGAGCTACCTGATCCTGGATTCCCTGCCACTGCTCTGAGCTGATCGTGCCGTCAACGATTGCCTGCGAAAGCTCATCGAACGACACCTTGCCGTCCTCTCCACCAAAGCGCTTTGCGTCAATGACAGATGAAGGAATGAAACCTTCCGCTAGTTCGTTGAGCCAAGCAGTCTGTGCGGTTGAGCCAGTCGACTCTTTTAGGTTTTTGAATGCTGCGTAGACAAGGTCAGGCTGTCCGCCGATCATTAGGTTTCTGCCTGTCTGTGGGTCAAACTTCTGAACCATGCCGGCAGCGCCAAGATCTGCTGTGAGCTGATCTGTGGTAACAGCCGCCCCGCCATCAATGTTTGATCCAGCTAGGGTGACAAAGTTTGTAAGCATGTCCTTGTTCTTCCACATGAATGCGCTAAGGGTCCGCTTCTGTGATGGGCTAACACCCGAGAGGTTTCCGTTAGCAAGGTCGGAAAGGCCACGTGAGGCGTCGAGCGTTGCCTGGGAGAACAGGTCTTGGAGGCTTACGCCGGTGCCCTGATCAGAAACTGCCATGACGTCTTTGAGGACACCGTCAAGTGTCCCGTCCTGGCTGCCCTGGGCTAGCTTCTGCAGGACAGTAAATGCAGGGAAGTCGCCATCTGCTTCTGCGCCAAGGGCTGTGATCTTCTCCTTGAACTGTCCGTCAGATCCCATGTAGTTGTCCAGCACCTGCCGGGCAACCTGCTCGAGTGGGTCAAGGAACGCGTATACGTCTTCCTGGTACTTCTCGAACTGCTTGTTCTGGTCTTCAGTCTTGGCCGTCTTGGCGTACTGTCCGGCTAGGATTGCAATATCACGGTAGGCCTTGCTGTCCTTGGTCATGCCCTGCGCGAGAGAGCTCTTAAGCTGGCCGTTAAGCCATGCTGACATCTGCCCAGCGGTAAGCTCGCCACGGTAGTAGGCAGCTTCCTTGCCATCCTTGGCAACGTTGAACCTAGCTGCAAATAGCGTACCCTTAAGTGCGTCGGCCTCGGTCATCTGGCCGTTCTCTTCAAGAGCAGCAATTCGAGACGTTGCCCAGGTTTCCATGTCCGTAAGGTTGACGTCGCCAATGCCCTTGTTCTGGAACCCTTCTCCGAGCAGGCCAAAGTCAATCTGTGTGCCGTTGTTCATGGAGTTCACCACAAGGTTCTGGATGTCGTTCTCGTAGCGCTGCTGGAATGCAGCAAGGCGGGAAGAGATAGTCTCATACTCAGTAGACCCAGGCGGGAAGCCGTCAAGCATGTCACGGTAGTAATTCATGACAAAGTTGCCGTCTACGTTCTGGCCGTTGAACTGGGCGCTGTAGCGTCCTGAGCTCATGTTGGTCTCGTAGGCAGTAAGGATAGACTGGGCATCAGTTGCCATCTGGTCCTTGAGCAACGAGTAGACTAGAAGAGAAAGGTTCTGAGTAGCCCCAGACCTACCGAAAGATCCTCGACGTGCCATTTATTGGCCTCCCTGCTGTGGTACGCCGCCTTGTGCGGCTTGCAACATTGACATCAAATCAGCTCCACCACCCTGCGCGTTCTGAGGCAGGGACTCCTGCGGCGGGTTTCCCTGCTCGCTTGGTCCGTTTAGCATCTCAGTACCAGGTGCTCCTGGGTTCAGGCTGGCCATGGCCTCCATTGCACTAGCCTGCCCCTCTTGGGCGGCCTGCTGGGCGCCCTGAGGTGGCTGCTGCTGCATCTGTGAGAACATCTGGACCAGCGTGCCCATGGTCTGGACTGCTGCCGGGTTGAGGGTTGCGTCGGTCTGCTCATCGCGGATGAGATCCTTCTCGCCCTCTGGGTCGGTTACGCCCATGCGATCCATCGCACGCTCAGCGCTCCACAGCCGGTTCTGGACCAGGTTGATGGCAGTCTGGGCAAGCTCGATGGTGTCTCGTGGCGTGAGCTCAGGTGGGGTAACGTCGATGGTGTACTCACCAGCGACGATGTTTGCAACTGCCTTGTCCTTAATCTCCCACACGCGTGCGCACTGCTCCCACACTTCCTGCATCCAGGAGTAGAGAAGCTTGCGCTTAGGCGCAATGCGAGCTTCGTAGTTGGCCATGAGCTGGGCAATTGCCCGGCTAGATCCAAGAACGCTCGATGGCGCAAGGCCAAGTAGCAGTTCGTTAAGGCCAGAGACAACAGCCAGCTCACGGTCAATTCGCTTGTTGTAATCCTCAACTTGGAACTGAGGAATGAATGGGTTGATAGACTCGATGCGGTTCCCGGCCCCAGGGGTAGCGACCTGGTTCGGCTTCGGGATGGCGTTGGCCGGGACCTCATCCGGAGCCTCGGCACCAACGAGCTGCCACATCTGGCCGCCTACGACAGAGTGGATCATCTGGGCCTGGGCCGTGATCTTCTCGTCCTTCTCGCGAAGGAGCTGCTCAATGTCGTAGAGCTCTGGCTTACCGTATGGGCTCCCTGGGATCATGCTGTTCCGGAGCATGACGTAAGGGATTACACCCTCAAACTCTGGGTGCTCTGTTCGCTTGACAACAGTGTTTCCAACGATAATGGCGTTGCACACGAGCGGGGCCTTGCCCGGTCGTGCGTGCTTGTACCAGTAGTCAATGACTTCAATCTTCATCTGGTCATAGGCGGTCTGGTAGCGGATAGGATCTCGGTGGAAGCTATTGAGGTAGATGCTGGCAATAGGGTCGTCATGCGTGCTGGCGGACGTATATGGGAACCACTTGTTCCCATCGTTCACCGGGATTACGTCAACGCCCCAGTCCTCAAGCACAGCCTGCGGCGAGAGGCCGTAGCTGTACAGGGCCCAGTCTACACGGCTGTAGTCAGAGCTACCGTACCCAACGTAGAGGTTCTCAGGGGTATCCACAACGGTCACGCGTGGGAGCTTCTTGACTGGGTCCCAATAGATCTTGGCTGCCGTGTTGCCGTAAAGAGCCTTGAGCAAGCAAGCCTCTTCGAGCTTGAGGTCCATGTTGTTTGCATCCCACCATGCGTAGAACAGGCGCTCACGTCGAGCTGCCTGAGTGCGCTCCTCAGCGCTTGGGCCGGTAGGTACGTAGTTGACTACAGGCGTTACTGCCTGAAGGCCAGCAGGGATGTTCACATAGGCAGCGTGTACGTTGACGGACACGTGCGAGCGCCCGGATAGGCGTGCGCTTGGGTCTTCTGCCCAGTGGTCAGCACCACCAAGGGTGAACGTTTGTGGATGGTAGTAGTGGTCAAAGCGGCGGTACAGAGCTCGCATGCGATTCTGCTCTGGCTCCACAAGCTGCTTGCGGTTCATGGCCTCAAGCGTTAGGAGGTAGTCCTCGTTCTCAAGTGCAGTCTGGCCAATCTGGTCAAGTCGCTGGCGCTCAAGGGACATGCTGCGCTTCTGCTCTGCAGTGAGCGCATCCAGTCGGTCAAACTTAGGATTGATCTTGGCGGTTCGTACCTTGCCACCAGAGATGATGGCATCGTTGACTGTTCGGCCTGATCCTGCCTTGGTGGATCGGCCATTGGCTACTGCGCTAGGTAGGGTCTTGCGTGATCGGCCAGAAGTCTTAACAGGTTCAAGCGTGGTCTTAATTGGGGTTCCGGCAGCGGCGACCGTGTTGGTCTCTCCACCTCGTACCTCACGGCGTGCCTTCTCGATAGAGGCCTTGATCGCGGCAGCCTGGCCAGCGCTCGTGGTCTTCGCTGAGGACTCGACCTTTGGGGAGCCGGCCGTTCCAACGCGAGGAATGCGAGATTGCTTGCCCTTGACTTCCTGACGTGCCTTAGCGACTGTCTCGCGGATGGAGGCAATCGTTGACGCCGGAGCAATATTAGGGTCATCGGTATACAGCGTAGCACGAGCTTTGCCGTCTACGAAGTTAGTATTAACCTTTTTGAACTTTTCCTTAGCCATTCACAATCTCCCCAAAGTAGCTGAACACTGGCCTCTCAACCGGGTTCGAAGGATTCCTGGTCGCGTGTCGCACTGACAGCGCCAGAGCCATTACGGCATCAGTTTCCAATTTCTTATCGTCTAGTTTGTATCCCATCAGCTGGCGACGGACTTCCATCCATGCGCCTGTGCGCGGGAGCTTTAGTTGCTCCCTGTCAATTACAGCCTTTAGGTCACCCAGAAGTTCAAGTTTCTTGGCCCTAGTTCCGCCGAAGTCAAAGTCTCGTAGTGGCCTAATCACGCTGAACTCTTGCCGGAATAGCTTGCCGCCGAATCCCGTCGAGTCCACGATGGTTGTGCACGATGCTCCATCCTGAAGGTACAGAAGATGCCCCTCGCGTACCATGTTCACTACTGCCGGGATTGTCTGCTTCCCGACCTTTCTCCTGCACCGAACGCCAACGATCATATTGCGTTCTGTGTAGTCCAGGGTGATCGCCCAAGTGGCATCTGATGAGATCCCTGGGTCCACTCCCTGAGCATACCTTCGTCCCTTGTGCGGAGGGATTTCCTCCTCTAGTTCTACGAAGCATTTGTCAATCATCTCCGCATTGAAGTAGGCATCTCTCGATTCGATGAAATACCCATCAATGTTCTGAGGGATTAGGTATGGTGCCTGCTGTCGAAGGATCGAATCAAACGTTCCTTCTGCCAGTCCGTACCCTACGTTATCCCGAGTTGAGAGCCTGAAGCTCATGAACTGTTCATCTCGATCTGGGTTTGCTGGATTGCCCAGCTCCCACAGATCCGCGTAGTCGTTGATGCCCTCAGTCGGTGTGCCAATGAAGTGTAGCTGTCCACCTGTCGAGAGTCGTCGGAGGTTCAAAACCTCTTGGTAGATCATTAGTAGGTGCGGTTCGAATGCTGCCTCGTCAAACGAGATGCCATTCATGTCCTTACCCAGGAGGGCCTTAGCCTTATCCTGAGTTGTGCGGAAGTGGATGTTTGCTCCGCCGAAGATAGGATCAACCTTGATCCACAGGTACTCTCCACGGTACTTCTTCTCAAAGTTATAGACCGGACCGAGTTCCCTGAAAATAGGACATCCCCTGCCTTGCTGGGCTGGGTGAGCTCCCTGAAAAATCATGGAGAGCTCTCTGTGCACCAGTTCCGCAGTCTCCTGCTGGATGCCCACGTGATACCACTCGTAGGGCTCGGAAGTCCAACGCTCAGCGTCTTTCTGGCTTCCTGGCTCCGGCGGACGTAGCCCCAACTTGTATGTGGCGGAGTGCAGGATGCCCACAGCCATTCCAAGAGTTTTGCCCGCTCGGTTGCCGGCAGAGCAGACAGTTGTCAGGTACTTAGGCCTGAATCCATCTTCTCCCCGGGCAGCCATTCCGGACAGCCAAGTGAGCTGTCCTGGGTTGAGATTGATTCCGAGCCATCGAGAGGCGAAGAAACCGATGTCGGTCCTCCCTCTGGACAAGTCTCGGGCAATCTCAGCATTAATGTTCAATTAGCCACGCTGGGCTACTGTGCGCTGGCCGGCCTTGTTTGTACCACGAAGGGTCTTTCCACCCTTAGGAAGCTTCTTGAATCGGGCTGCCATGGCCTTCTCGGCCTTCTCGCCCTTCTTGCCTTCCTTCTTTTCGTGCTTGGCCTTAGCGCTCTTGCTCTTGTACTTTTCTACTTTCTTTCCATACTTTTCAGTAAGGAAAGCTGGCAACTTCTTGCCTGGCATCAGAATGCCTTCTTCTTCCCACCCTTGCGGGCACCAGCACCACGGTCAAGCTGAAGGTACGATGTACCACGGCGAGTCGTTGTGCTTTGGGTTTGGCGGCGTCCGGCCTTGTTGAGCTCGGTAACCTTTACAGTACCGATCTTAGGGTTACGTTCGCCGTACTTCGTAACGGTTGTAATGGTCTTACCGCCTTTACCAACAGAGATAGAGGAGCTAACCCCGCCCCAGGTCCTACGACCATTCTTGTCGATAATGTTGGCTCCCATTTATCGGCCGCGCTTTGGAACGCTAGTCCGGCGGCTGGCGCCAGAGCTGAGTGCGCCTCGCGCCTCGTTGTCGTTCATCATTACGCCCTTAACGGTCGTGATCTTCTTCCCGCCAGGAAGGGTCATAGAACCATTAGCGCGTACCTGCGACTTGCGCTTTGCGTTGTTGATGGTGCCGAGGGAGCTGCGGAGGTTGTCAATCTGCGACCAGATTGCTCGCTCCTTAGCGCCGTTGACGCCCTTCTTGTTGGTTTCCTTAATAAGCAGGTTGATCTGCTTCTTAATGTAATCTTTATCGTTCTTGTACGTCGGTGCCACCGTTGGCTTTGGCTTTGGTCGTGGCTTACCTGGTCCATCTACTCCCATTTTACTCTCCTTTTACACCAAACGAATGATCGTCTGGATTTAGCCAGCGGATTACCACTGGCACTACAGCTGCCAAACCGGCAGCAACAATATGCTTAACCCCATCCTGGTTAAGATCAAATACGCTGCCACCGAGCGCAAGGAACTGCGCCAAGCAAGCTGCTGCAAATGATCGACCCCAGGAGGCAAGCGTTGCCTTAAGCTCCTTGCTCATCGTCGATTACCTCCTCAGCAATCAATGTGTAAGAGCCGCCTCCCAGAATCCCAGCCATTGCGACGGCCAGACCACGGTCAGCATTCTTCTCTTTTCTTCGGTCCAGCATCTCCTGGGCCCGGAGTCCCTCCGACAGAGTCGGAACTAGATCCCCGTTTTCGACCATCTTGAAAACGTATCCGCTTACAAGCCTGGCCAAGTCGCTGTTAGTAGCCTCAATCTTTACTGCCTGCTGCACCTTCTTGGCTACTTCCTTACGAGCATTCATGTGCTCTTCGGTAAGGTGCTTGCGCTTGTGATTTCCTAGGGTGATGCGACTGATATACGAGTTCTCGGCCTTTAGCCAGAGACTGATCTTGATGTCTGACATCCCCTCGGTCATCTTTCGGTTGATGACGTCGACGAGTGGGCTGGCGCATACTGCGCACTTGCTGAGCAACTTCATTAGGCAAGAGCCATCACATTTAGCTGCCAATAGGAAAGTGTTAGGACTAGTCCGTTGGTGGTTTGCGTAGTCCCGTATAGCTTAATCTTTCTTGTGCTTGTTGTATCCGCTTCCCACACAGCATTCCAGGCAACCGTGCTGCCCCTACCGCTGGTGCCAAAGTTATCGGATCGACCGAAGCCAAGGCTACTAATCAATGTGTTAGACGAGTCTGTCAACGTAACGCGAACAAAAGCGTATTGTACAGTTGTAGTATTGAGCGAGACGTATCCGGTCATGGTAATAAAAAACTTCTGCCCAACAAAGTCTGGGGTGAATGAGACCTCGCAGTTTGCCCCGCCAATAGCGTAATACGTTCCAGCCGAGGAAACCGTAACGTTGTCTGCAGTTCCCGACAAACCATCTCCAGCCTGGTTCCAGTTAGAAAGCTTTACGTAATCGCTAGCGGTGACCTGGTTAAAAGTTACGTTACTGGTTGTTGCGATGCTCTGCGGAAGGCTGAATGTCACTGCTCCGGTGCTAGCACTAACGTTAACTTGATTCGTGGTCCCGGTTGCTGAAGTCACATAAGAGTGAGCATGCCCCGTAGTGGCATATGCTGCGTCTCCCTCAGCAGATGTAAGGTAGGTTGGATGCGGGTCTGCAGCTGCCTCGTGTGTGGAGATTGCGGATGCTGCGGTTCCTGCCGGATCGTACACGCCTGCGTGGGCGTGGCCTGAGGCTGCAATCCCGGCATTGGCAAGTGTTTCGTTCTTCCAGTATCCGCTTGCATTGTCGTATTGAATGATGTCATTATCTGCAGGTGTTGGGGCCACAACATCGTGAAGCTCATTCAGCTCGTAGCCGTTCTGTACCTTGATGAACACTTCGCCATTGCTGACGTTCTTTCGTGATACGACACCAATGTAGACAGTGTGATGGGGCTCAGACGGTGCCGTTCCGTATACCAGTGCTCCGTTATCGCCAAGCCATACTGGTACGCCTTCTGTTGAAGCGGCCGTAGTGTCAAACCCGGTAAGGATGCCCTCAGTGACTACGTACCCAAATCCGTTGTTTGCTACAGTAGTTTCCATGAGTCCAAGGGTTTTCGATGACGTGGCGTCTGAGTCATAATCCGCCAGGGCGACAGTAACGTTAGTACCGTCAGCGCCTGAGACGTATACGGCCTTGCCCTTGGCAATCGATGCGCCGGATGTGTTCTTCACGTATTGCTTAAGAACGGTGGTGAATGACGCCTCTCCAGCTGCGTGAGTGTGTCCTAGCTGGCTGTACTGAGCGTCACCCTCAGCGTCTGTTAGATAGATAGAGTGCGGATCTGCTGCAGCGACGTGGGATGCCACTTCTGATGCAGCTGTACCGGCTGGGTCATAGACACCAGCATGGTTGTGCCCAAGCTGGCTGTACTGGGCGTCTCCCTCCGCGTCTGTGAGGTAAACAGGGTGCGGATCTGACGCAGCTTCATGTGCCGAAACTGCCGTCGCAGCGGTCCCCGCAGGGTCATAGACACCAGCATGGTTGTGCCCAGAAAGGGCCAAACCGGTAGTTGGGTGCACGTGGTCTCCTCGTGATCCCTGCGTAAGAACGCCAGGGGCCGCAGTGCCAAGCGCGAGTGGGTTGGAATCGCTAAGGGCCGGGGCTACGCTGCCCTCCAGGACAGTCACGCGTGCGCGAAGAGTGGCTCCCTCATCGGAGTCAAGCCACACCAAGGTTGGCTCAACCCCACCGACGTCCTCGTTGAACTCCTCGTAGTATTCGTCAGGGATCTCGAATACGGTCTCAGCTGGCCCCTCTACGAGTAGGCCATTCCACCGCAACGAGATTGGTCTTCCGAACTTAAATCTAGCCATTAAGACTCCTTAACACTACCTATATATATCCAGTCCTGTCAAGTGTTTCGCAACACTTCCTCAGGAAATGGCAAGGTAATGGCGACGACCCTGGACAGGGAGTCGGCTCCACGCTCTGTTTCTACGTCAAAAAGCTTCTCAAAGATGGCAAATCCCTCCTGCCCAAGGACCCCATTGAGGGTATCCACAGCCCGCTCAACGCCCGCGTAGTGGACATGGATGAGCTCATGGGCGATAACCCGGCGCTGCTCAACCTGAGTCTGCTCGAAGAAGTCAGCAGATACGCGTAGGGTGGCCTCCCAAAGGTTCTCGCTGACCTCGATATCTGCCCAGCAGTCGTCGTCTGCGGTTCCCTTATCTACGTCAATCTTCCAGTGCGCCAGCCCAACCCTAGTCTTGCACACGTCTACGTAAAGCTGAAGCGACTCTCTATCCACGGAACCCTCCCTTTGAAGAATACTGAGACTCAAGATCTGCCCTCGTGTTGCCAGTGGTCTCTACCTTGGCAACATTCTTAGGTACACTGCGGATTGGCGTAAAGTCAAACGTCGAATCCTTACCGGTCAGCTTAGCATATAGCTCGTCGGCAGCCACTCCACCTGCGATAGAGGCCGGTAGTGCCAACGTACCGCCGCTTGCAAGGCCTCCGGCAATGCCGGCGACAGTCCCGCCTACAAGGCCGATAGCAGTGCGTAGTACGTCCCCGCCCGTCATGGCCGTGTACCCTAGCATCGCGGCGCTAGCAATACCGCCAGCAGCAGCTGTGCCGCCGAACTTGGTTGGGATTGGCAGTCGGCTTACCCCCTCTACTGCGGCAACGGTGCCCGCAAGTGGTGCGTATGAAGCTGCCTTATTGTACACTCCCTCAAGTGATGCCATCTCGTTGTCGTCACTCGACCCATATCGCATCTCGTGTGCCAGGGCCATGAGTGCGACTGCACCAGCCGTGCCACGGATAACGCCCTTGCCGTATCGGTTGAACTTAGCGGCCGTGTTTGTAGGGCCAGTCTCTGGGCCCTTGCCGTTGAACGCCTTGGGCTCGTTGTAGTCCTGGTACTTAAACCCTTCTGCCTCAGCCTTCATGATGGCAGCGTCGAGGATCTGCTGGGCCCTGGTTGCGCTTGGGTTGCCGCCTCCTAGCTGTCCAGCCCTTGCCTCAGCGGCAAGCTCTGCGTTAGCACGGCGCAGGTACGCAAGGTCTAGATGGCCCTCTCCGATGACTACCTTCTGGCGTGTAACCTTCTCACCAACGCTCATGCCGGCTGTGGTTCGGATCTTAATTACTCCGGATCGGTTCCTGGCATCATTAGACAGGGCTGCGTAAGCAAGGGTTGGCTCAAGGATTCTTCCATTTTCGTCGATAATGGTAGCAGGGAAGATATCCTTAAGCTTGACTCGTGGGTCCTGCTCAACCAGAGATGCAACTTCGTGATAGAACATGCCTGATACAGCCCCGTCAAACAGTGATGCCTCCGGGACCTCGTGAAGGCGGCTGTCTTGAAGGAAGTAGTCCCTGTTCATTGCCAAGCTGTAATTCCCCTGAGCAAGCTGCACGTCAAACATTGTCATGCCGTTCTGCTCAATGAAGGAGTTTAGTTCGGCAGTATACGCCTCCATGGCTGCAGCCTTCGCCTCTTCGGTAGCTCCAGCTGGAATTTCTGGCGGCATAGGGATTTCTGTGACCGTGTCGACATATTGTCCAAGCCCCATTGAGGTTAGTTGCTGATTCATCTCCTCAAGGGATAGTCCGTTGCCACGCATTGCCTCTGGTGCTGCAGTGTACGTAAGCTCGCCATTTGCAGATGGCTCAGTCACTACTGGCATGATGCCAAACTTGCCAACGCCGTCAGCGTCAATCGTATATACAAGAGACGTCTGGTTCCTAGCAATGTACTTAGAGACGTGCTTCCACATTGGAATTTCGCCGTCCTCGGCAAACTCATCCGGAACAGACCCGCCGAACACCTTGTTTGTAGCCCCAAAGTCGTTAATGACGTACACTGTGCCGGCGCTTTCGCTGTCCATCATAACCTCTGGGTACCGAGAGATGTTTGCAACGAAGTCGGCATTGGCCTCTGCCTGTACAGTCTCTGGGAGTTCGATATACCCAAGCTGCTTTACAGTAGCTGCCTTGGACCGGTTCGCGTACGACCCCTCGAGCTGCCGAACGATCTGGCCAAATACGCCAGTTCGCTGGGTTGCAAGGTTATTAATTGCAATGGCATGCGCTAGGTCAAGAACTCGCTTAGCGCGTTCTGGGTTTCGGACTGCCATGTTTGCAAATGCTAGCTTGTAGTCAGCGACCACAACTGCAGGAGTCTTGGCTGCTGCGCCTGGTTCCGCAATCTCAGTGGCGGCCCCCTCACGGAACTTGCTCTTGGTGATTCGCTCTACGGTTTCCGCCATCATGCGTTGTCGGTTTGCAATATCTAGCGAGAGCTTCACCTTAAGTTCTGGATCTGTCGCAGCGGCAAGCTGATCTTGCAGCGAGTTAATCGATGCCATAATCTTGGTGACAGTCTCTTGAGTTGTAGGCTCAACTGTAGATGGACGTGCTGGGGTTGGCGCAGCTGGTGACGTTACCGCAGCTTCTGGGACAACCTCCGTAGCCTTGCCCTGGACTACGTTCTGCTTGTCCAAAAGATCCTGTCGTCGGTCCAGAAGATCCTGGTCGACAGGGATGTTTAGCCGTGTACCGGGCTGGACAAACGCATCAAGCTTGGCCTTCTGGCTTAGGATGTACTTGCCGTCTGCGTCTTGGGTGGCAATCCCAAGCCCCTCAAGGAGCTGGCCGTTCTTCTCTACAAACGAACCGTCTTGGATAATACCTTCGATATGCCACATTGGGAACTTTGTTGCCCTTAGCAGAGAGATAACTGTGTCTCCGCGCTTTGCTGGTGGCGTGAGCCAATTCACGTCCATCTTGCCGATGCCAGTCTGGGTATCAGCCTGTCCTGGAAGCTGCTCTGTGACTACCTTGCCTTCGCTGTTAACGTACTGACGCGGGGTATCAATGCTAACAGTGGACATATCAAACCCGCCAGTAAGCTTCTTCTCGAAGTCTGTAGCAAGTTGCCATGCAATCGACACGTCTTCAGCCGTGCCAGCACGTCGGCTGCCGTATGCAATGATCGCAGGGTTCGTGTCAATTGTAAATACTGACTTGGTCTCCTTGCCAGGTGACACGATCTCGCCAGTAGCTTTGCCTGGCTTGTCAGACATAGATGCAAAGATGACGTCTGATGCTCGTGCAACCTCTGCCTTGTACAGGGCAGTGCGAACTTCTGGGTGGTCAGCGATGAAGTTGATGACGTTCTGGGTCATCTGACGTACGCCTTCGATGTTCTGGTTCTGTGGGGCCCGCTCAGTTACAACTGAGTAGTAGTGCAGCTTACGCGATGAGAACATCTCGATGCGTAGTAAGTGCTGCAGTAGTCGGGCTGCAATCTGCTCACTGCTTGCACCGGACAGCTGCGCCTCAAGTTGCGGGTCAACGCCGATCTGGCCCATGTTACCATCGTATAGTGCGTCAAGAGGCATGACTCGCATGCCGCTGCTTGCTCGACGTGCTGCCTTGTTGATGACGCCTTCTGCAATACCAGCGACACCTTCAGAGTTTACGTACTCATAGTTCTTAACAAGCCGAGCTCGTACGATAGCGCTGCTCTCTGGGCCCATTCCGGACGCAGCAATAACAGAGTCGATCTCTGCAATGCTCGTAGGCATCTCGTACCCAAGTAGGATTCGCACATTTCTGTCGAGAACGCCGGTGGTTTTCCCACCTGGTGTCTCGAAAGCCTCTGGCTGTGCAAGGATATTGGTGGTTTCGTCAACCGGTAGGCCGCCTTCTGTCTTTCCTAGCAGCTGGGCCTTCCTAAACGCCCTGAACTCGGCGTTCGAGTCGTACTGCTGAGCTACGCTTTCGCTAACAGTCTGGTCTCCGCTCGTTCCTGTGCCCTCTAGCACCGGTGCCCCTGGGAATTTACCAGCCATCTGGACCTTGAACGCACCCTGTAGGTCAAACCGTGGCGTGCTCTTGATCTCAATTGTCTTTAGGTCAGACTCAGTGGTCGCATCAACCGGAACACCGGTGTAAGAGCCGCGCTCAATCGAATCCTTGAGGAATTGGTTCTGTGGATCTTGCAGAAGTGGGTGGTTAGGATCAAGATTTGGGTTAAACAGCTCAATTGGAGCACGGAAAGTCTTGTAGATTGGGGCGGTAATGTCCGGAACAGGGACGGAGATGGACGGAACCAGCGGGATTACCTTGCCATCAACCTTAATCGACGGCGTAACTGTAGCTCCGGTCTTAATTTCCGTGACTGCAGCCTCAGCTCCTGATGGAACTTGCTTGAGCTGGTGCCCGACCATGACGGTAATGTTGACCATGCCGTCTGTTTCTGGCACAGATACCTTGTCTGTGGTAGTTTCCATGGTCTGGCCAAGGCGTGGGCCCTTTGCTCCACGAACAATCTCCAGCTTTCGCAGGGTTTCCAGTGGATCTGGCATGAATCCAGGGTTGCGCTCGAGAGTTACAAAGCCGTTCATCTCTTGCGGGCTCTCAAGGATGTCTCGCATCTCGCCAAGACCGCTTGCTCGGGCCACTCGGAACACGCCAGTCTGGGTGTGGGAGTTGACAACTGCTAGTTCCGAGTTGACTACCGGCCTATACGTTAGGTATCCAGCAGGCACGTCAATCACTTCAATGCCTAGGTCCTTAAGCGATGCCTCTTCTGCCATGATTTCCGAGCTAAGAGCGAAATGGAACTTGCCTGGCTTGATGGCTACCGTGGTCTTCTTGCCGCCAACACCCTCAACTTCGTACTCGACAACGTCGTCTGTTGTGTTATGCATCATCTTCATCGTGATACCAGACTGCGACAGGTCGCGAATTGCCTGGCGGGTCAGCTCAAGAGCGCCATTGGTGATGCCCTCAGACCCAGAGCTTTCGATTGTGGCGAAGTCACCGATGCCGTACTCTGGTGTGCCGGGCTCTCCGATGCGAACATCGTTTCCGCGATACACCGGGAACAGGGTTGGATGGCGCTCGACAAGGTCACGGAATCCGTCGCGCAGTAGCGGCTCTAGCTCTGCCGGTGCGTTCTCAATTCCTGGGTAGTAGTTGATTGTTGCAGCGCGGTCCAATGCGAAGTCTGGGCCAAACCCATAGGAGTCAAGCCAGCGCTGCTCAGGCGTAATGAAACCATTAGCATCAAACCAGAAGTCGCGGATACCAGTTCGGCGTCCGCCCCTGTCTGAGTACTCGTAGGCTACAACGGTCTTGTGCACCCTGCGGATAAACCGCTTGAGTTCTGCCGATACGGCCTCCTCGCCCTGGGCAGATTTTACCTCAGGGATAAGATTGGCGGCGACATCATTGTTTGTAGTAGCGGTTACAAATCCATTCTCGTCAGCGATAAGCTGGATGTTATCCAGTACAAGCCGTACCTTGCCCCAGTCCAGGCCGCCCCACATGCCGGCCTTGACCTTGAGCATGTGCATGGCGTCTGAGTAGTTGAATGACTGGAACTTGCCCTTCTCGTAGAAGGCGTTGTAGTCTAGAAGCGACTGGTCCTGTAGTGTCTGTCCGTTGTGGACGATAGACGCGACGGTGCGCTGGATTAGCGGAACGTAGTCTGAGACCTCAGCCAGAACCTGTGGGTTCTTCTCGATGTGGTTCATGATTGCATTGGCGCCGTCGATTGCGCGATCTACTGCCGTAGTCGACGATGATGTGTGCCAGTCTTCAAGGTTGCGGCCGAACATGAGTCCGGTGCCTGAGGCTTCGTCTACCGCAAGCTTTGCAGCGCGGCTTGACACGCCGGAGTTCTGTAGCCCTTCAACAAGCGTCTTCTGCGCACGACGGAAGATACCGATCTCAGCCTCGCTTGGGCTCTTGCCAGGTGCCGTTCCACCCAAGACGTACGCAACAAGGAACTTGCCGCGTACTGAGTAGGCGTTAAGGAACCGCGCCTGGGCCTCTGCCTTGGCTGCCGGTCGTGCCTTGGAGTCCTGCAGCACGCGCAGGTTCTCGAATGCGCCTGGGTCGATCTGCTTGTGGTCTGCAGCGCCAGACGTCGCCAACTTGTGGCTAGCCTGCAGGATGTCAATGTAAGCGTTGATGAAGTGGTTCTCGATTGGGTCCTCAAACGAAGGCTGGACACCAGGGATGCGGATCTTTGGGCCGCGCAAAGCGGCAACGGCAGAGCTTACTCCCTCAGGGATTGGGCCTGGGATGCCTGCCTCTGCAGGAACTGGGGCCTCGACAGGTGCCGCTGGAATCGCCGTAGAGGCCTCTGGGAGCCCCGCTGGGGCCTGTTCTGGTGCAACCTGGGGTGTAGACACCCCTTCTGCAGGAGCAGGGGCCCCTTGCCCGGAAAGTAGGGCAGCTACAACCTCCGACTTCAGGGTCGGATCTTGGATTGCTAGGGCCTTGCGCAGCAACTCCGGGTTTGGCGCAAACGCAGCGCCGGGGGCAGCCACCGCAGCCGGGGAAGGAGCCGGTGCGGCAGCCTGAGCAGTCATGGTCTGAGC